GATTGAAATAACCACCAGTTCCAATAGTCTTGTTCGATTGTGCAACACCCGATGCGTTTGTTACTTCAAAATAGTTTGATCCTGAACCAGTAACGACAAAAGTACCATTATTGGCATCGTTAAAGTTTGGAGAAAGGATTTGAACAATAGTACCAACGGGCATGCTTGCTGCACTGATTCCTGGGTCGGTTCCGTTTCCGTCATAGGTATATCTAAAAGTAGTTCCTGCAGGATTTGTAATATCAAACTGCGTGGTGTTGTCACCAGAGTTTGAAGTCGCTGTATATGTAGTGATACTTGAAGGAGCAGCAGGAATTAAATCAAAATTTGCATTCAAGTCGTCTGCTGTTACCTTTTCTCCTGCTACCCAAATCTTTATCGGCATATGCTTATGAAATAGTTAGTGTCCAATCGACTGTTAAACTCTCGCTCAATGATTTTACAACATTGATAGCCACTCTCGATACAAGTACCCCTGAGTTTGCTGTTGCACTTGCATCAGAGAACAAGCCTATTTCTCTGAAAGTACCTGACACTTCCGAATCATTGAAGAATCCGGTTATATATCCTACATTCCCATCCTGTGTTTTGCTTCCCACAATGTTTCGGTATGTCTCTGTTTGGAGTTGGGTATCAGTTGAAGCAGGAGAGCTGGTGCCAGAACCAAGTGCCACATAATTGATTGACATGCTATTGGTTGGCACGTCCTCAATCAGATTGTTCATAATCATACTCTTCATTACCAAGGGATTTAGGTTGTTATACTCATATACACGATTTACTTTCCCCGTGGAAATATCACGTATGGTTATCTTCAACTTACCAGACACCTTGACGGATTCTGTTATGGCTTCTTTCAGCATGAAATTATTGTACCACAGGCTAGTGCAAAGGCGAGTAGTTGAGTCTAAATATTCGCTTTACACCCTGTGGATTAAACGTGTGTCCCGTAAATGTTCCAAGGGAGAACTCAACACCATAATCAAGCGGTTGTGCTGTTACCGTTTCAGAAACGCTTACGGCTTCGTCGAATGATTCTACCAGATCAATAACCTCTCCCTGCTTGATTTCGACGTTCTTGGTAGTTGCAAAAAGAAGACCTCGAAGTACATCAATAAGGTCGAATGTCTTTGTAGTGATAAGGGAAACATTGTATTGAAACGTGTCTTGCGTGTGCTGGGTAATTGTCACTTGATTGATTATATAGTCCTCAGAAATACCACGGCTTGCAGAATTTATAGTTATCCTTTGACCAGCTTTAAGACCTGAGACGTGTGTTGTAAATTCTCCCTCAGTGAGTGTCTCTGCGTAGGTTAGGATTTCAGCACGTGCCCTTTGTCTCGCACCCTCTTTTGAGTTGATAGATTTGTCTACGATTAGGTATTCGTAAATTCCATCGGCACCCTCAACTGCAGACATGGTAGCAATGTCTATTGAAGATTTCACTTTTACAATCACGGGAAGGTTTGGCTTTCCTCCGAATACGATACTTGATCCTGAGCTTGGCTTATCCGCTTCCTTGAACTTCAAAATCTTTTCATCGAAGTTATAAAGAGCGTCATAATCGTCAGGAAAGTCCTGGTAGTCGCGTCCAATGCTCAACGGATCTCCTGTAAGAGTTGCAAAAAAGTCGCTGAATTTATACGGCATCGGGAATACAAAGTCAGTTCCATTTGCTTCGAGTTCCCCGGTGAAAGTGTCCCCGAGGTATTCTCCTCCTCGGACGATGACCGAGTTCCTTATCTGGCTGTTGTCTTTTCGTATTACGAGAGAATCGTATACATAACTTCCGTCATTATCATTTATATCGAAAGGTGCAAGCTGTGACTCTTTCGCGAAAAAGTGTAAGTCCTTGTTGTAATCCACGTACCAGTCATAATTTATCAAGTTTGCAAGCTCTTCGATACAACGTGCTACCGGCTTATAGTTGAACCCAATATAGTCTATAACTACGTTGGCATTCACGTTTGCAATGGTAAAACCTGGAGGGAAATAGCGATCCCTCATGTCAGCAATAATCTCATTTACTGTCTTGCTTGTATAACTATCTGGTACAAGTCGCCTATCAAGAAGCCTCGTGTAATCTTGGCACTGTACTGTATGGTTTACCATTTTGTATCCAGTCGGTGACGATGTGATGAGTGTTATTACTCCTGCAAATATCCTTGTGCCGTTATCCGTTACGATAACTTCCTGACCAAGACTAGGTACAAAAGAATCTCCCGAATGCGTAGAAACGATGAAAGAACAGACGTCACGCCTGTTCGTCATGATGTTGTCTATCTTGAGCGTACCCTGCAAAACTTTACTCTTTCGCTCAACTCCGTTTATCGTGAAAGATATTGACATAATTATATACGCATGTCTCTACGCAAAAGGTTCGACAACTCGAAACTCAACCTCTGCACCATACCACTATCAAGTAGTGTTGGGTTTTGAATGGTGATGCTTATAGCGTTCCCGATTCCTGGGGTACCTGATTTATGAGTAGGGAGTACCGTTTCTCCTCCGTGTACCATGGCAAGCTGTGGTGCACCAATTGGGCCCGGCACAACTCCTCCGGTATCGAATCCGAGCAGGTTGCCTACAAAGTTCCCAGCCTTCTTGATACCTCCTCCGATTGCACCGCCGATTGATTGGATCTTTGAAATGATACTGTTAATCAAGTCTATGACTGGTTGGAGAATAGATTTAATACCTTCGACCGCAGACTGGAATATACCCTTAACGTCTTCCCACAATTTCTTGAAGAAGTCAGATATGCCCTGCCAGTTATTCTTGATGAGCTGGATGAAGTTTATAAGCAACGTAAGAGGTGCAAAAATTGCCTTAACTGCGTCCTGAATAAACGCTGGCATAGAGTTCCAAACCTCCATTGCCTTATCTTTGAGCATCTGCCAGTTGTTTATTACCCATGTAATACCTGCAGCAAGTGCGGCTATTGCAGCAACAACCAGTGTGATCGGTGATGTCAGGATCGTAAATGCGGTTATGATTGCAGGAAGTGCCATACCGAGCACACCTATTACTGCGACAAGACCAGCCAATGCACCAGTAATCATGATTATCTTAGCCAAAAGCTCTGGGTTTCTTTCTGCCCATGCAGCGAACTTCTCAATGAGTGGCGAAACTGCTGTCAGGATACGCTCGAACGCAGGTGCAAGTGCTCCACCGATAGTCTCTTTCAAGTTATCCATCTGAACCTTTATGCGTTCCATTGCACCTGCTGCAGTTCCGGCAAATGTTTCTGCCGAACCTGAAACCTGCCTATGGATTGCATCTAGGTTTTGTTCTGCAGTTGCAGCATCATCAACTGCAAGCCCGAGCATTTTCAATTCCTTGGTTGCACCTGAATGCACCATTACGAGCTTCTGTGTTGCTTCCTCAAGCGAAATACCCTTGAAGCGTGCCAAGTCCTGTGCAATTGCAAGCTCCTTGTTTGACTTGGTAACATCTTTTGTAATTGCGAAGAGTTTTGAGAATGATCGTGCAGCCGTTTCATCGTCAAATCCAAGCTTCACTGCTGCTGCACCTGCTTCTATTGCGGCATTTGCGACATGTGCGAAAGCAGTCTCTCCATCCTTTAGCTGCTTATTGAGACTAGCAAGTGGGCCTTTCGCCATATTGTCGAGCGTATTTGAAAGCGACTGATTCGTGATTTCAGTCTGTGCCTGTGCATCTGCAAAAGCCTTAAACGAAGAAACAGCTATTGCCGAAATTGCTGTAAAGGCAACAGCACCAACAGCAGCCATCTTTTGAAATGCAGGTTGCATCTTCTCGACGCTTCCCTTGAAGTTCTCCATACCTCTTTGGGCACTGGAAAGAGCACCAGTCGTCCTGTTTTGTGCGTCGATAATGATGTTGATGTTCTTATCTGTTGCCATATTTTTGTTCTAACCTACGTGCCTCTCTCTCACGTTCCTTATTTTCTCTATGTAAAAATTGTATCACATGTTCGACAAACCAAATAGGCTGGGATATGTACGTATAGTAATCCCAGCCAAATTCCCTGCACACGTAAATAACGTCGCTATTCAGGTTTATTTTTTTTTACGAATCTCTGCGATTTTCTCGTAAATGAAGTCAGTATCGTTTTCGTGCATACCAAGAACAAGCTCTAGGACTCTTTCAGTTACACCATCAACAGAAACAACAAACGATTCAATCGTTCGATGGTTCATTTTTGATATTTTCTTCATGTCGATGTTACTAAAATCAGCACCCTTCTTCTCAATATTAGGTGTGATTCCCATTGCCTCCATAAGAGGCTCGTTGATGTATTCCGCTTCTGCTCCGGTAATCCAAGGCTTGATTTCAACCTTGTTCTTACCATAAGGAGTCTCGATGGTGATGAGGTTCTGTTGCATGTAATTAGTAGCTTGCTACTCCGTTTACGAGCGTACACGAATTGATCGTGTTTCCATTCGTAATATCATAGAGTGCAGTAAAGTTAATCTTCTGTGATGCGATCTCGTCGTTTGGATAAGCTGGCTCCCACCCGTCGAAGTCAACTCGAGAGAGATCAAGCGTGAAGCTTGGGTTTGTCGATCCTGATGCGATCGTGTCTCGGCTGTTGACGAGTTGAAGACGCATAGCACGATACGAACCGTTCATCATGAGGTCTCGATAGCTTCGGTCTTCGTAATCGAGTTCAATTTCTCCCGAGATACGCATTGCCTGGTTCTGGATGTCTTCTGGTTCAACAGTTCCAAGGTTGTGATCGAGGCGTGTGTTCTTCTCAAAGTTTATCTTGAGCATCTTAATTGAAAGAGGTGTTGCAGCACCAAGTCCGCTCGTAAGAGAGGCGAGCTTTAATATAAGATCACGTCCAACGAACTTTGACTGTGCAGTATATGTCGCTGTTTGTGTCGTAGCAACACCACGCTTTGACATGACGTTCATCGTGAACTTTACCACTTCCTCTGGTTCGATAGAAATTTCCAATGAGTTAATCATTGCAAGACGGAACATGTACTCTGCAATGTTTCCATCCTCAACTGAGATAGCAAGTGATGGATGCTGGTTAGTATTGTCTATAGAGAACGAGTGAGTATAGGCACTATCGGAAGGCCCTGTCGTAGAGACTGATCCAAGGAGAGCCTTCAAAATAACTCCGAATGAGTTGCTAAATACTTCTGCCTCAATGTCACCTTCTGCCCAAGCTTTTGCAACAATTGCTTGGTTTCCGTCCATATTCAAATTGCCGTACGATGACTTGTTTCGAGCTTTCACTACCTTGTCATCCATACTAAAGTCTGTTTTTGGAAGCCAATAAGTCGGCGAAGCACCAGCACCTCGTACCGATTCAAGAGCGATACCCACATTTTTAAGTCGTCCTACTATTTTTGCCATAAGTTTATTGTATTACGAGATTGCTGTTACGTCTACATCGAAATCCACAGTTATTGCTATTTCGGCAACACGCATCTCAAGTTCTCGGCCGGCATAACCCCACTGACTAGGTGCGGCCCTCATGAAGAGGAAAATATATCCGGTTTGAGATTCTAAGTTTGGTAATTGATGGTTTTTATCAAAGTCATCTAGGACAGTATCGACAAGTTGACGCATTGCTCTTTCTGTTGTGCTTTCGTCAGACTCGCCAGACTTTCTGTTTACATAGAGCCGTATAATAAACGCATATCTTCTACGATTTTCTGTTGTAGAGTGATAATCGTTTGAATTACCAGACGGAGTAATGGTCGCACATGGACTTCCCGATATATTTGAAGCCTCATAATCAAATACCTCTTGAATAAGATTGTTTGACGTGAGGAGGCTTTTAAAATATGTTGAGAGTATTTCTAGCATGTTATTTTATCGCTTTGTCCAGTGCGTCATCGAAGAAATCTTGTACTTCTCCCTCTGACTGTTCTGCTGCTTTTGATGCAAACGGGTTCGCTTTGATAAAACGCGTACCCTCATGCACAAATATAGCATAGTAAACGTGTGGTGAGATAGTGGCACGTGTTGGGTAAATACTCGGCGTCAATTCTGTGAATATTGAACTTCTCAAACGTCCTGTATCTACCGGGGCGTTTGTCTTCATATAACGCTCAACAGTAAACCCAGACTTTGCCAAGGCTTCTCCGATGGCGTTCTTTATATTATCAGGAAGACGATCCATATAGAGCATCGTTTCCTTAAGATCCACTGATATGTTTACCTCAATGCTCATAACTAATTCATTGCGACAATGATGACTTCCTTGTAATCAGTCGACCCCTGTGTTCTCCTGGTAACTCCACCATTTACAACTTTATACTTCTGCCCTGTATCAACATCTCGAAGCTGGTCGTTTTCTCCAATGTCTATGCCATGGTCGAGGAATATTCGGTACGTTTTTCCCATAACCCCGTTGTATAGATTCGTTTTCTCGGCACTCAAAGGCTGCAATGCACCAAGGCACGTCGTCACTGTGGCATAGGCCTGCTTGTATCCTGAAACTGTGACGAGTTCCGTGATAACGAGCTGATTTGTGGCTAAGTGTGCGAGCTGTTTAATCATAGAGTTTAAATGCTGATGTCGCGGTACATGTCGAGCGTTTGGAATATCCCAAGTGCCTCTGCCTGTTCGTTTATTGCCTCAAAGTTCACTTGCTGGTCTCCGAGCTGTGAAGAAGAGAGCTTACCTCCATCTATCCCCTTTGCAAGAATAGAACCGATGAGCTTCGTGGCAATTACTTTTATGTCTTCTGGTACAGATGTTGAATACCCGAATGATGCTGTTACCTTCACACGTTTATTTCCACGCGGAAAGTTATTTGACAAGAGCACTATTTTATTTTTTTCATCAGAGTTTAGAGGATAGGTAATGAAATCACCTGAAGAGAATGTCTGGTATGTCGAACCATCCTCGTTAAGAGATACTAGCGTTGGCACGCCAACAAATGAATCAACGAATATTTCGCAGCCTCCAAGAGAGTCGTAATATCTATCAGAGCTTGAAGCCTCAAATGTTTTTCCAGTGTATCTGTCAATCCATGTTTTTACAGCAGAAATCCACGAGGTTATTTGTGCATCGAAAGAACTGTCAATGTCGACAGTCAGATACTTTTGTATTGTTGATTTGTCTGTATAAGCCATGGTTTTATTAAGGTTTCAGCTTCTTCTTATAAATTCCCGACGAATTTGCATAGGCATCTATCTTTCTTGAGGTTATTCCTGACGTATCGGAGTATGGATCTAGCTTCTTTTTGAAGACCCCACTTGTATTATTGTATATTAAGTCACCAGCCAAGCAAAGAGAGCCATAGCGTGAAATCCCAAAACGCCCTATTCCATACTTTGCATCGTAGCAAGACATATAACCATTTTATATTAAAACGGCATAAATATCATGAAATTACCAGTCTCGGCAGGTATTCCAGGTGCATATTGTAGTCCATCATACCAATGGGTGAAGTCTCCTACAGTATTCCCAAACTGTTTAAGTCGTCTCGATTGCACACCATCATACCATGGCTGGAAGTCTCCTATTTTTGAGCTCTTGAATACTGACATAAAATTATGAGACTCTCACTACGTGGGCATTTATCCATCCAGTAGTTCCGTCACAATCAATGTTAAATTCCAATGCCGTATCGTCCGTGACGGCAGGAGTGGTGTAAGTAATAGTTTCCCATGCCCCATCAGAAGCACTTGTAGCTGATGTGGCAACAATTTCAGAATTGAATGAAGAACCCGCAGCAGGATTAGACCTCACCAAAAGACGTGGCTGGTTACCATTATATGCAGCTCCGTCTCCAACAACCGATTTTCGTAATCTGAATGAGATAGTAGCAGTCTCGCCAGATTTAACATTTACTATAGTCAAAGGATGAGTAAGCTTCAACGTAGCACTGCTTGGTGTGAGTCTTAAAGACCTTACTGTACCAGAATGTATAATCGTTGAATCACTATCTCCACGTCCTGAACGCCAATATGAACGGTGTAATCCAGCAGTCCCACCACTTCTTTGTAAACGCACGGAAGTCATAGCACCCATGTTTGTTGGTGATGAAACTTGTGTTGATGATGCAAGTGTAGAATTTCTAAATATAAACTCGCCATTTATTGTGCTGCACGCAAAGTCAGATGTTGCATGATTCTGGTTTGTTCCGATTAAACAATTAGAAAAATAAGCCCTTCTACCAGTAGTTCCAGCACCAGTAGTTATACCTATTGGGCATGTATTTGTAAGTCCTGCATCTATTACAAAGTTCCTAAAATCTGTATTTTCTATTGCAACGGTTGATGTCAAAATCATGTTAGCTTGAGTAGCACCGAACAATGTTACTGTATCTATAATACTATCCCTGCAGGTACCAATAATCTGCATATTGTTTTGACTACAACGATATGCAGTAAAATTCGACATTACAACCCTATCAACATTCAAAACGAATCCGAATATTGCACATACCTCACATCGGTTTCCTGATATTTCCTGTGTATTTCCTGTAAAAGCAAACTGGAAGTTACTGGTACCCGAAGCAGCGTTTACTACATTGTTTTTTATTTCATACTGCTCATCGTTAACGGCAATTCCAAAACTTGTATGACCTATGGCAACGTTATCATTTATTTTAAATAGTGTTGCAGTCCCGGTCGTAGCACTAACACTAACCAATACCGCTGTTTGGTATCCAACATTTCCAGTAAATATAATGGTCCCAGCATATGCGACACTTGATGCTGTATCGAAGCTCACGGCAGTTGTTGCACCACTAGCAAAGGCACACTTATTTACATTTATATACAAGGAACCTGAACCAGCAGCTGAACCAATAGAAATCCCTCGAAGCGATGCAGTGTTGCTACCAAAATTATCAAACTGTACGTTGTCTATATCCAAGTAAGGTGATACGCCAGCTAATCGAATAGCAAAAGTGCTGGTAGTTGATGTACCAGTCATTTTTGCGTTTGATGTGAGATTTATGAGTGGTGCCTGAATTGGTGCGGTTCCTAATTTTGCATTTGAAACAGCCGATATTGTAAGCGTCGTTCCTGACGCGTCCGCTGTTAAAGTTTTTGCCTCATGTGCAGGAGTTGCCGAACGTGCAGTTGCACCGATTGCAATATTGTCACCGTTTTTCCATCCAGTCGAAATATCTGTAGTTATAGATGTTGCACTAGCATTAAAATCTGCAGCGGCACGTGCAGACCTTATCTTATCTTGGCCATACATTGTGAAACTTGAGCCACTTCTTATTTCCAAATAATTAAGCGAGAGTCCGTTAGAGGCAAGATTAAATGTCATCGAACTTGTTGCTTGTATTCTTGAGCCCGATGTACCAAATTCAGAGATTGAGTTACATGTTGCGAGTATTAGAGAGTTATTTGCTTGGTCGAAGCGATACGCGGTTGATGACGAGTTCTGCAATACCCATTTTCCATATGCACCAATATCCATCTGCCCAAACGCGGTTGAAGCTGTATTGTTATGAGTACAGGTTATTGTTGTTGTCGCACCTGCTCCAGTAATTGGGCCTGCAATTACAAGTGTGTCACTTGCTCCTGGTGCAGCAGTGGTGCTCGTAACAAGGCCACGAGACCAATTTGTAGCAGTTGCATCACGATATACAGTAACTTGGGTCGCAACGGATGTCCTCAGGTCAATTCTATATGCCTTTCCTGCTGTAAGCGTGATAGGACCTGATAGTTTGAAATAATGCCAACCACCTCCTCCGGTCGTAGATGTCGGACATTGCAAATCAGTCACGTTTACAGTTACCAATGCCGTTTGGGTCGAATCAGTACTATTGAAAAGTCTCACGTCCATCGTACCAGAAGGAGATGCAGATTTGGATATTATTTTTATTAGTATTCCTTCAATAGTAATAGCCCCTGGAGTAAACGTCTGGGAACTGGTATACGATGTTGTGAGCACTGTACTTGCTGCCTCCGAACCTTGATAGCTTGTGGCATTTACTGTCTTCCAGTTTGAAGAAGTGAAATTATTGTTTGATTCTAGAAGTAATACAGACATAAATTATACAAGTATGTTACTCATAAACTTTTCCTTGTCGACCTGTTCAGCATTCGCAAGCATATTCATAAAATAGGTCATTGCTTTCTGCTTCTCAAGTTCTAATTCTTCTTGAGAAACATCAGCACTGAAATTCTTATCAATACGGAGTTCGGGATACGCCGAGTTGTCATTGATAACGACAAAGGTACAGGTATATTCCCCGAGTTGTCTTAATTCGTTTATGATCTGAATTGAGTACATATTAGTGATTTGATGAAAACGCAATGACATCGAACTTGTCATCAGAGCTATGATACCTAACACCTATATGCGATGTCTTTCCTGCTCCACTTGCAATTATAGCATTTGGTATTTCGTCACCAAAACGGAACTTATTACCGAAAGCAAGTGTCCTTCCTCCTGTGCCGTCTTGTCTGATAATAAATATAAGGAGTTGTCCATTGACAGCACTAGTTGGATTTGCCAATGTTCTGTTTCCACCAAGTGTAACCGTAAATTGATTTCCAAGTGAGGCGTTAGTATCGATACTAGACGCATCAGTAAGTGCTACAACGGCTGTGGTTATAGCACCAGTAAATACGTCACCAGCTTTATCTATCTTTCTTATTAACCCACTGTCTATATATTCCTTAACCGCCTTTTGTGAAGGGTATAAGGTATCTGACATCGAACCAAGAGTGTTATCGGTTGACTTATTCGCCACATTCTCTGGTACATATCCGATGTTTGCCTCTGAAACTGCCCAGTTTGACGCTGTTTGACCTGGAGTGTCGACAAGTGCTCGTACCTGGTCACCAATGTTTACAGCTACCCCGCCCAGTGTTCCTGCTACCGATACGAACCATAAGTCACCCTTCAAAATAGCACCTCCTGAACCTGAACCCCCTGACGATGGGAAAGTGTTACCAGAAGCATCATAATTTCCTCGGTCATCAAGCAATCCTACAACCAGTGAATCGGCATATGTCTTAACGGCCTTCTCGCTGTATCGCTATTAGACGAGAGCGTACCGTCAGTGCTCTTGTTTGCCTGGTTTTCTGGCGTATATCCAAGAGCGGCAAGAACATTAGCTTGGTCGGTCACATCGGCATTGTCCTCTATCCCTGCAAGTTTCGTACGCTCTGAGTCAGTAAGAATCTTTTTTGTAGCGGTTTCGTTTATCGTATCGAGCGTATGCTTATGCCCAGGGTCAATAGATGCCGGATTTTTCAGCTTGTAATCTAAAGAGGAAGTATCACCAGAGTTATCAACGCCAACCTTGTCCTGCAAGGTGTTCAGGTGATCCGCTTCGATTAAGTCTCCGTCGACAACATTATCGAGTTGTGCTGGAAAGTTTGTAGGCATGGAAGATTATCGGATCGTTAAATCCTTTTTGAAGTTTACCACAGTTTTCTTTATCTTCTTAACGATTGGATTGATAAACTTTTTTAATTTGTTCTTTTTTCCTTTCATAACCCGAGGGGCATAAACCCCCCGAATATGGAAGCAAAGGCTAGACCATTCCTGTGAGCTTTCGGATCGCTGCCGGAAGGACGATAAGTCCTCCGATTCGTTCCACAACTCGGATAGCCGTCTGATCCTTCGTAAAGGCAGTTTCGGTATCCTGTGAAACCTTAACAGTGATTCGCTTTCGGTCTCCGAGGAAGTAACCCTTCTTCAAATCTCCAAAGAAGACCTGATTGTTTGGTACCCACTCGCTATTGACCAATGGCTTTCCGAGCAATGTGTCGGGAGTTCCGGCAACACGGCTTGGGTTCCAAATGTACTGTCCTGTCGAGTCCTTAACCTTCGCAAGCTGGAGCGTCGTGTAGTCGTTCGCGAAGAACGCTGCATTGTTTCGATACTTCGCAGGCAAAGAGTAGAACAATCGGAGGATGTCATCAAAGAGGACACCTGATCCTGTAACAGTTCCGCCAACGGTTCCAACAGTGAGACCCTGTGGCTGTGTGGTTCCGTTACCAGTCCAAATTACCTTCTCTTCTTCGTCTGCAATTGCTTCTGAGAAGAGGCGGATAATGAGTGATACAACATCGGTCGTATCTGAGTCTTCGATCAATTCGTCAGATGAGTACAAGATTGCTGCCAACTTGTACGCAACCAACTGCTTCGTACCGAAGTGAGCCGAAGTGGTTGACTTGGCAGCGTTTTCCGCCGTCCATGTAACCTTTGGGCCCGAAACAAGTGTCGAAATGTCCATCTTGTCACGACGCATTGGGATGATTCGCACCCAGTTACGCATGACGTTGATGTTCGGCAAGTCCTGGATAAGTTCGGTAAGGAACTCATTAGGGAACAAGTAACCTCCGTCTGCATCGGCACCTTCTGCAAGTGCTTTCAAAGCGACAGTGTTATTTGTGACAAGGGCGTGGAAGAATCCGAGGATCTTCTCATCCTTTGTAAGCTCATCCTTGGCATAGATGTCTTTGCCATTCAAGATTTGCTTTAACTTGCTTGAACCTCCGAGCTGACCTTCAAGAATACGGTCGAGCTTCTTTTGCAAAGCACTCGTATCACCAATATTCATTTCCTTCATGATCTGCTTCGCGACCTGGCCACCAATTTTCTTAGCCTGTTTCATAAGGCCTTTGGCACCTTCATCAGCACCCTCATCTTCGTCGGCGTCTCCTGGTTTTTCAATAGGATTACCGTTCTCGTCGAGTTCTGCTTCGTCTTCCTCGATAACGTTTCCGTTTTCATCGAGTTTAGGCTCAACGTCCTGGATGTCTTTTTCATCCACTTCGATAAAAGCCTTTCCAACCTTAATTCGCTTTTTGGGCATAACTTTAAGATTTGTTTAGTTTATAAAGACCTTGGTTGACTACCCTGGCCACCTCTTTGAGCATTGCTTTAGAAGCGTTGTCGTTGAGGATTTTTTTATTTTTTGTTGTGAGTGCCGTCTGCAGTTTCTCACAATGAGCGTCAAGACGCTTCACCTCTTTCTGGCTTTCAGAAAGTGATGATTTGAGCGTCGCTATCTCTGACTCAAGTGTAGCAATCTTATCAGATGATGCAAAGCATTTTGTACAATCGTGCTGTTTCATTTCTGCAAACTCCTCTATCTTGCCTTTTTCTTCGTCGGTAATTTTTGCTTCTTTCATCTTCTCTTGGAATGCCTTTACTCGTGCGTTCGGGTTAGCACCTACCGTCACGAAAGAAATCTCAATCAGTTCGTAACGCGGATTGCCACCGTCTCCTTCTGGCCCGTGTGGTATGAATCCCACAGAAACAGTATCGAGGAATCCCTGCTCGACCATCTCCTTAACTTCCCTCGAAAGCTGTGTAATACCATGGAATACTGGCTCAAAAGTAAGAGCTTGTAGTCCCGTATCAATCCTTGTATTCTCAGCCTTTCCAACGATGCTCTCTACGCGATGGTCATGGTCGACCAACAAACGAGGTGCTTTCTTGAACTCGGACAAGTCCCAATATTCGAGTTTCAGGACATCTCCGTGTCGATCAAGTGTCTCGTCACTGGCTACAATGACAAGCTTCCCTTCCTCGTTTGTTTTAAAGTATCCTCTAATAAATTGCTTTGACATATGGTTAGTATAAGGCGAGATTGATAAATTTGCTACAAGTTTTCAACAGTTCTATCGTACCACAGGAACCAAGGTACAGCGACAGTTCGGATGAAGCGGCGGGTGATCGACGTTCTCATAATCGAGATCAAGGCCTAGGTAGCTATCTCCCTTATTGAACCAAGCCTTGTCGAGCCCGATTACTTTCCCGTTGAGTGAGGCACAGCATTCGTCAGTACGTTCATCGAGTGTTGCAAGCCACTCTTGCCCAACCACGACACCGCTATCCTTGTAAGTTTCGAGTGTTGCAAAGTTTGTGGCACGAGATACTTCTGTTCTTGCGATTAATTTAGACCTGTTCTCTTTCATAACGTTATAGACACTTCGTATCCTATCGGCTATTTGAGGTATGCTCTCTTCCTTTTCGATACCATCCTTAATTTCGCGTTTCAGCCGATAGTTTGTTTCACCAACTACTTCGACCGCCATCTTTGAAATCTTCTTTAGGATAAATTTCTGCGTCACATCAGAGAACCTCGTTATCTTCTGCGTCCATTCCTTCTTATTCGGATCGATACCCAGGAGACGCTGTGCAAGCCTCGATTGTTCGGCAATCAGCGAACCCATAATTGGAGTAAGACGTTCGAGATATACTTCCTTTTGTTCTTGTGGATCAAGAAGAACCTTTGGCACATTTATTTTCCCACTACTTGGAAGTGCATCAATCATCTGTCTTGTCTGAGCATTGAAAATAGTATCAAGCACACCGATTACCTTTGGCTCGAAGTCGTCTGAAACGGTCAAGAGTCTTTTCTGATAGACGAGCTTCTCATCTTCGTTACTAAAAAGCGGCTTTGTGGTTTCTTTTTTTTTAATAACCTTCTTTTGGTTCGTCTTGATTGAATCGATCGTCTTCTTCTTAGCCTTCATCCGCAAACTGTTATAGACAACAGCACTGATGTTATCTTCGAGCGTCTTGTAGATATTCTCTGCTATACGCTTTGTCTTGTCGCTCTTATATTTCTTTGTTGTGGCAATCTTCATGTTGCCGTTGTTGAAAGAGGCTTGTGGTACTGGTGCCGTGAAAGGTGATGGCTGCTCAGGAAGATCATCGCCGCCATCAACAGCATTTAAGCCAACGAAAGCACGTGCCTCGTTTGGAGTAATGAATCGCCCTGCTATTCCCTGTGTTGCTTTTGCAAGATTGTCCAAGGCATTTTGAGGGATTGGATCATCGTAGTCAAGATAAAGGCTCTCGGTTCCCTTGAACATTGGCAGGAGGAACTCGTTTAACTGCTCAATAAGCCGTTGCATCTTCGGCTTGATAGTACGCTTTGCAAATACATAGTCGGTTGCCTCTGCATTGGCACGGTTCACATCGTCTGTAATGCCAAGGACTGTTCGAGGTACGCGGAAGATGGCAAGTATCTTGTCGCGTGACATTCTCTGCTGCTCTACAAATTGCATCTCCATGTTTGTGAGTGATAGCTTGTCTGCTTTCATTCCACCTTCAAGGATCATGGTCTTGCCGGTATTGGTGACGCCTTCATACTTTCGCGAAACCTCTGACTTCAATCTGTCCATGACGTCACGTGGAATCT